CTTTGATCCGCTGGAAAATCTTCAGCCACGCCGGCGACCAAATCCACGCCTCGCCTGGTTCCAGGGACGCGAGCGATTCGAGGAACTGCTCGCCGCTTCCGTCCACATCGTAGCCACGTACCCACTCGCGAAGCGCGTCGCGGTCGAGTTTGTGAACCAGTTGATGACAAATCAGCGTGTCGCATTGCGTCACAACCCGCTTGCTGACATCCTGCGGGCGCTGGTCGACCAGCAGCGTGCCAATGCCGAACGTGCGTCCCTGGCGGGCAATTCTCTGGACGGCCCCGCTCAGTTCCGCCGCATCGCCCTTGAAGCCGCGCCCCTGGCTCTCGGGAACGAACAAGTGCGCCTCTTCTAGGACCACCAACGTGCGTGTCGGCTGACCCTGACGACTTTTGCGGCGGTAAAGCTGGCGCAGGAACGCCGCGACGAAGCGGCGCTCACTCTGGTCGGATTCAAAGCCGAGCAGCGATAAGACGACGGATCGACCCGTCTCCACAACGAAATCGGCGAGCCGCGAACCATGCGTCTCGGCGAGCGTTTCGATATGGCCATTCGGCTCGCCGAAGACGATTATTGGCAGATTGCTCGGCTTCCCGTTCGCCAGCGAGAGCAAACCCCATCCCTCGCCCTTGGGATCGATCAGGACCACTTGCTCGCCTGCGTGAAGTAGCTGCTCGATCAGCACCGTTGCGGTGTTGCTCTTGCCGCTGCCGCTGATGCCGAAGATGGCTGTTCGCCGGCCCGCGAGTTCGACAGGAAGAGTCAAACCGTCGGCGATTTTCAGCATGCGTCATCCGCCTTTCTGGCCTTGGTTGCTGCCCGCAGTTTTGCTTTGTGCGCCTCTTGCTTCGCGATGTAGCAAGCGCGACAAAGCCTTACGCCGCCGGCGTCGATGAGCAGATTGTCGCCCTCCAAACGATGAAGCCCGCGCTTGCAAATCATCTTCGGCTTGCGCGGTTTACCTTTGAAGTGAAGGCTCGCGTGTTCGGCTTGGCTTGGAAGTACGACCAGATTCTGAGGATCGTAGTTCGCCTTATTCTCATCGTCGTGGTGGACGATTTCTCCAGGCGCGAGAGGACGGCCAAGCTTTTGCTCAGCAACGACCCGGTGAGCGTGCCGTCCGTTCAGTTTTGGGTAGCTTTTACCTTCACCGCGCCCGCGCAGTTTGTCGGCTCGTTCCTTGACGGTGGATCGGGCAACCCGAGCGTTATGGTCCGGCGGAAGCGTCGCCTTCAGTCCGCACCTGCGCGAACAAAACCGCTGCTGCGGATACTTCGCCGTCGGCTGGAATTCCCGACCGCAGAGGGCGCACGACTTCTTCCCCGGCTTCGGCAGCGTCGACCGAGCGCACGAGATAGAGCAGAATCGCTTGGTCGGATGCCGCTTAGTGAGCGGGAACGGCTGGCCGCAGCGCTCGCACGGTTTCTCTTGAACGGAATCGCCGATAGACGTAGCCTGAGCTGGCATGCTCGCCTCCCTAAAGGCGGGTGTGAAGGGGCCGGCTGGTGGTAACAACACCTGCCCGGCTCCGCTCATTATACGCGGCATCCGAACCGGTCTTGCCCAAAATCGCCAGGTGCTGCTGTAGGGCAGCTTCGGGAATCGCTTTCAATGGCCCTCCTTTGTGGTAGGTGCGTGCTGCGGAGGTTTACTTCCCAAGACTTCCGTCGGGGAAGATGATCGTAACCGGCTTGCCCTTCTTGCGAGCGTAGCGGATCGTGTACCACGTCCCGCCGTGCTTCTGTTCTTCCATCTCCCGCGGGCAAGCGTACAGTTCGTCCGTCTCATCTACGATGTCGCGGTTGCGGGCGAAGTGCGTCTTTGGTTCACGCCGCTCATCATCAACGCCGCTGTCCTGTTGGCATGGGTCGCCATCGGGGCCGGGGTGGCAGACGATGCGCGGTTTGTAGTTGAACAGCCGGCCAACGATTTGCGCCGCCTGAACGTCGACGCCCTGGCACGAGCCGTGATGGAATGAGGACATCGGCCGTAGCAGTCCTTCAAGCATCACCTCTTGCAACTCGGTCATGCCGTGGCGAGTGCCGGTGATGCCGATCTTCGGGGCGGTCGACTTGAAGCCCATTGCCGTCGCGAGCGAGTCGAAGATTTCCTTGTGCGTCGGCATGTCATCTCCGGTGTAGCTATGTTCCCTGACTTTCAGCCATCTCGATCGCCATCGCCGCCGCGCGGACGTTGGTAAACGTCAGCCCGCTCATGATCGCGTTCATGACGATGGTCGTGTGTTTCTTCACCAGCGCCGCCGCTTCCTCCGGCGTCTTGGCGTACTCCATCTCTAGCAGTTTCCGCAACAATTCAGGGAAGTCCATCGTTGCACCCTCGGTGTAGAAGGGTTCTCACTTTCGCGAGCGGATTAGTGCCGCAAGGTTAAACGCGAGGGCTGATTCGCCAAAGCCCTCGACCAGCCTGGCGCATACCTCACGCTCGTGGGCGACAGCCTCGCGGACGGCGGCACCAGAATCAGCCGATTGGCTGCTGATGCCGATCACGCTCAAAATCGTGCGATAATCAGCAAGCCGTCGCGGCTCGTCGCTCAGCGGGTCAAGGACTGTTCCATCACGCAACATGACAACGTAGTGCGTGCAAGGCGCGCCCTCAACGACTTCGACCGTGCATAGGTGCTTGTCGGCGAACGGCTCCGGGGGCCACGGCCGACGCTCGACGTGCCCGCCGTCTTCGTGGGCAAACCATCCCATGTAGCGGGCCTTCGGAGCGATGGCATAGCCCGCGTCGACCAGATAATCCTCAAGCCCACGGAGGTAGAGGCCGCGATTACCAAAGTTGGTTCGCCCAAAGTAGCCACACACCTGCATCCGCTCATGGCCCGTGAGCATCATCAGCGCTGCGATGCCGCAGTCTCTCGCGTTCTGTTGGCGAACCAGCTTCATTCTCCCCTCCGCGCGGATTACCTCTGGCACACTCGTTCACTTCACGCCACGGCGGCGAGTTCCAGTTCGTGGATCGCGCGGCAAAGCGCCTCTTCGGCCTCGCGGCGGGTGTCGTAACCGTCATTGTCGGGAAGCGCTTTCCACACCAGACCCCTCCTCTCGCCACAAATCCGGTTCCGGGTCGTGGCCCCAATAGTACCAGCCCCATTTACGGTACATCTTGGTGGGAGACGCCCGGCGCTCGTTTCTCCACATCCACCGATACCCGGCCGCTTTCCACGACCCTTGCTCCTCAAGCCAGTCAGCGAAGATGGCGCGGGCGTCGAAGTTGTCGGGGTCGGCGTCGAGCAGCCGGTGGAAGGCTTCTTCGTCACTCACGTTCATCTCCCCCGTTCAGTCGCTGCACGCCAACACTGCGAGAGCCAAAACCGTGAAGCACAGCGCTACGACATGGACGCCCCTCGAAAACGAGTTGACGCAGCGGTAGTCACCGCCGTGTTCCATTTGGTGCCGTATCTCGTTGATTACCAGCCCGACGATTTCTAGCGTGATCGCAATGACCAGCCAGAGAATCGTGTAGAGGTACGATTTCGACATTCATCCTCCGCGTTCGTACGTTCCCTTGAGTGCTGCGGGCCGGAGTCGAACCGGCTTGTCCTATATCACGCGGGGATGTAACCGCCATCCCGCGCTGTCCCGAAACCCCTTGAACGTGCCGGACGCCGTAGGCTTATTCGGCGGTTGCTCCGGCTTGCGTATGGCCCCGAAACATCCGGCCGTTACCGGCCGCGGGCCACTTGAATTATCGGACACGTCTGGTCGCGTGCGGGTCACCGTCCTCGCCGCCGCAGCTTCAATCCTTCTTCCGCTCGCGGTCCAACCACGCCAGCGATTTGCCCAGCGCTTCGAGAATCGCGAGTACCGTGAGTATCCCCGGATTCGGCGTCGTGCCTGTCAGCACCTGATGCACCAGTGACGGGCGCAGGCCGGCGCGACGGGCTAACTCGTTGAAGCCGAGCTCCTGTTTCTCCATTTCGGCGCGGAGAGCGCGGGCGATGTCTGCCACAACGGCACCTGGGACGCGGGTAGGGATGTCAGGTGCCATCGTAGGAATCTTCACTTGGCGCTCCCGGCAAGTTTGTGCCACTCGCCGCAAAATCCTTGGTCGCACTCGTTGAAGGTCGGGCTTGCTATTGATGCGTGGTTGCGCATGTGGGACGCAACCACGACACGCTCCAGCAATTCACGTATCGCGTTGCCGTGTTCGCAGCTTGGGTGCGTTGCGCAGACGCCGCCTTTTGGGACACAAGTGGACTCGCTTGGCGTAGATTCGCTGTCAGTCGCCGACGCCCTGACAGCTTTGATGGCATCCGCGATGATGATACTCGCAGTCGTAGACGCTTCGCCTTCGAGTAGCTGAGCCAAGTCCGGGAAGCTGTAGAGCAGGTCTTTGCAGACTTGCAGCGGTGTCGGCGTGGCATCGCCAACCGCATCGGCATCAGCGGGGAAATCGTGCATTCCAACTCCTTCGATAATCGCGTTGCAGTGGCCGCATCGGTAGCGGCGCACCATAACGCCAACCCGGTTCAGTTTCAGGCAGAGTGGGCAACCCGCGATTCGCTTGAGGGTCATCGGTAGACCTCATGATCTTGCGTCGGATCGAACTTCGCCGCGAGAATGTGGAGCTGCTCACTGCTAATGATTCGACGGTTGTGCGCTTGGCAGAGTATCCGGCTGATCTCCCGGTTCCAAAGCCGGTGGGTCAGTCGCAAGACCAGATGGAGGAATCGGCGTTTCATTATTTTCTCCGGCAGATGATGTCGGGCTCGCCCAGCGGCTTCGCAGCCGGATGCGGCCCCGGCCCGACGAACTCCCGCAGCCGTTCGGCCGCTTGAGTCGGCGGCATCCAGCCCGGCCCAGCGCCTGGGATTCCCGAGCGGATTTGCACCGCACCGATAGCACCCCAATCGTCGCGTGTGCGGATGACAGCTCCGCGCTCGCGAGCCACTTCGATCAGACTTCGCAGATTGTTGTCGGTAATCATCTCATCATCCCAGCCTTTCGCATTGCCTCAAAAATCGCGTCTTTGATCGTCACGCCTTCGCCGCGCACTTCGCCTTCCGGTGCGGGATCGCCGAGACAGCAGCGGAAGAAGTTGGTTCCGAACGACATCAGCTCCCAATCGCGGGTTGGTGGTTTTCGACACTCGTCGCGCAGGTGAAGAAGGGCGAGCATGTCGCGTCGGTTGTCGATCCCGCTGTGGTTGATGTGGTCAACCAATTTGTCGGGCGGGGCATCGGTCAGGAAGCGATGGAGCAGCAAGCGGGCTGACGGTCCATCGGGAGTTGTGCAAGCGACGTAGACCTTGCCATGCCCTTTCCACGCGCACCATCGCCGATTGACCGAAAGGACTTTCGGCAGGTCCGCAGTGTCGATCAGGCCCTCCATCTTGACGCCCTTGCGGCAAAGCAAGAGGGCGGTCACGTCGCCGCGAATTTCGTATTCCTGCGGTCTGCGAGGCTTCTTGTTCTTGCGGTTGAACTCCGTCTTGCAGGCCGTGTTGCAGAATCGGATCAGAGCAAGCCGACTCGCGCTGAGCGCGTAGGATCGGACGATGGGCTTGCCACAGTTCTCGCAGACTCGTTCGGTCATTTCTTTTGTTCCCGGTCTAACCATGTCAGTGATTTGCCCAAGGCTTTCAGGATCGCGATGACGGTAAGCACTCCCGGATTCGGAGTCTCGCCAGTCAGGACCGCGTGAATCACGGACGGCCGCAACTCAGCACGGCGGGCTAGTTCGTTGAACCCGAGCCCTTGTTTCTCCATCTCGGCGCGCAGGACGCTGGCGATTTGGGCCACGATGTCACCTGTTCGGTTGTGGGCAGTGTCAGGTGGCATCGTAGCGTTCCGCTTGGTCATTTTCCTTTCGCCTTTTTCAGTGCCTTCGCCGCTGCGAGGCAGATTCGGTCGAGGCCGATACCATTGCCGTTTGGGTTGTGATTCCACGCGATCAGCCGCTGGACAACTTCCAGCAGGTCAGGGGAAGCTGCGATCAACGCGGCATTGACTTCGTCCGGCCAGTTAAGGCCGGGGCACTCGCGGCATCGCGGCGACGAGCGAGCCAGTGGCGCAGTGAATCTCGATACCTGCGTCGTGCGGCACGGCAGACCACGGCCCTGGTGAGTGCGTCCGTTTCGCGGCCTTCGTCTTCATCGTCGTTTCTCCGGCTCGGGTTTCGTTCGTCCTTACACCCTCATTATCCGTAATTACGAATGGTTGTCAATAGTTCTTATTCGGAATTACGGATATTTCTGCCGCCATCCTCCGCAACGCGCCGCCCGTGTTCCGACGCCTCGCGATCGCGTTGAAGTACACCGGCGCCCGGCCCGGTGAACTCATCAAGGCCACGCTGGAGAACGTCGAGGACGGCGTGATCGTGCTGCATCGGCACAAGACATCGAAGAAGACCAAGAAGCCGCGCCGGATCATCCTGCACCCGGTCATGCAGAAGTACATCGCGTGGCGTCGGCGGCAGCAGTGGCCGACAAATCTCCTGTTCCCGAATCGCTGCTGGCGGAAGTGGCGGAACCCGACGATCTGCTACCGGCTGAAGCGCGTGAAAAAGCTCGGGCTGATCCGCAAGGATACGACGCTCTACGGATTGCGTCATGCGTGCGTGACCCGCATGATTCTCGCAAACATCAGTCTTCCGATAGTGGCCGAATTCGCGGGTCATGAACGCATCCAGACAACGATGGGCTACTCGCACGTTCAACGTCACACCGATCATGTTCTCGCGGCGGTCAAGGCCGCGTTCGCGGGCGAGAAGTTCCCGGCCGGCGCTTCCGGCTCAGCGGGCGCTTTCGTCGGCCGGTGATGAGGCCCAGCACAAGCGGCCCGACCCTATCCCAATCAACAATGGGACGGCCGGCGGCGCTCGGATTCTCACGAAGTGGGCACCCGAGCGCCGCGTCATCAACGTAGACTTGAGCGTAGGCTTTTGGGGACATTGTCCACTCGATCTGTTCTGGGTTGTGGTTAACTCCCCAAAACTCAATCCCGTTCTCGCGACAAAACCGAATCGCTTCGCTCAACGTTGGCCCACTTTGCGTACTGTCGCTGCGCATCGTCCAGAGGACGAGCCGGGCGCCGGCTTCCTGCCAAGCCTTCATCCACCGGAAGGCGCCTGGCACCGGCGCGCCGATGTCCGGGTATTCGTGGGCAACGATTGTGCCGTCGAAATCCACAGCGACGATCATTCTTCGCCGCCTTCCTTGACCGGGGTTTCCCTGTCGTGGTCTCCCCATCCGCAGCCGATATGTCTGCCGCAAGCAGACACGCAGCGATAGTGGTCGCGCCATCCGTCAGCGATAACTTCGCCGCCGCACTCGGGGCAATAGCGCTCACCAGGGTTAATCCACTCTTCCGGCTCTACTGGCGTTTTGGGTTTCATGGTTTCGCTCGCGCCTCATCTTTGCGTTGATTACATTCGTTCAGCCGGCGTAATCGTTACCGGGAGTCTCTTGCAGATTGTCGCTCGTGGACACTCGCCGCTGGTCAGGGTAATAAGGCTTCCCCAGGATGGAGAGCGTCCGTCGCCATTCGGCCTCGTCGTGGCATTCCTTTGAGCAGCAACGTATCTCTCGGCCATAGCCGCGGTGCCAGTCGTGTTCCTGACCGCAGACGGGGCACTTTAGTTTCAGTGGCGTCATCAGGGGAACCTCCTAGGCCGAATTGCTGCTGACGTTGCCCGCCGTCAGCAGCCCTGTTTACCCTTGCGGGAGAGTCCCGAACCCGTCGGGCCGGTCTGGTTGCTTCGCGTTTAACGCCGCGTTCCACCAGCAAGCTCTCACGGCTCCACAATGGACTAGGCCGACGTCTTCCCTTCACAGTCGCCGCAAACACCATCAACAGCGGCCTGGTCGTAGAGAACCGCGTGGCAATGCTTGCAGTGGACGATTTCGGTTGTGCGTCGCGCCAGCAGCGCCTCGATCTCGTCGGCGCACTCGTCGTACACTTCCGCTGTCCGTACCTCGCGGCACTCCCGATTTGCCGCCGCGTCGTCGCGCCACGCCTGGACGATGCCGCTCAGTTCCTCTTCCCACGATTCGGTAGCCGGCTCGCCCTGGGGCGGTTCGCTGGCCGCGAGGGCGGCGCGTGCCGCGTTTGCCTTGCTGGCGTAGTATCCGCTCGACGGGTTTTCCTTGACCGCGTTTTCGAGTCCCCAGCACGCATCCTCGAGCGCCTCCCGCAGCCCCGCTTCCCGCTGCTGGACGACGGCGAGGGCGGTGCGAAGCATCGCAACGCCGCTGAGTGCGGTATGGACACAGCCGATCTTGGTCGTGTAGCCGTCCAACTCTCGGATGTTTTGTTCGATCTCGGCCAGTATCTCGTCGCACTTCATGAGAGGCATCCTTGTTTGCGGGTGGTTAGCGCTCAGTCGTCGCGCCTGGCTATCAGGTGTTGGATTCGCGCCCGATGCCGGCGGAAGAACTTGGACTCCGGGCCGTACCATCGAACGCGGCGCTCTACGCACCCGCGGATACCAGCCGCATCGCGCCGCAAAGCGCGATCGTCTTCCGTCAGGTCGTTGAGGTCTTGCAAACCGCCTCGGGCGTTAATCACGGCGTCAATTCCTATCTCTCGGCGGCGGGCTCGCGCGCAGCCCAGGTACAGACTCTTCATCGTTACACCTTCAGAACGAAATCAAACGTCGGCTTCGTCTTCTCGTGCTGTTCCTGCTTTGACCGCAGGTAGTTGGCGAACTCGGGAGCGGCCTTCTTCTCGGCGAGGTAGCGCCTCATCTTCTCCCACTTACGCATCGCCCTCCGGTATTCCTTGCGGTAGGCTTTGAACTGGACGCGGAACTCGTCGCGAAGGTCGGCGGGGACTTCGCCTGACCAGAGCGGTCGGTCGGTACGGCGTGATCCCGTTTGCACTTCTTGCCCTCTTTGTGCTTTCTCTCGCACACAAACCGGGCTCGCTCCCTGGAATTCACGAACGCCCGGAGCATCCGTCTTTCAGTCGCGATCATTAGCGTGCCTCCTAGAAGTTCGTCCAAACGCACTCGGTCATGATCCGCTTCGTCTTCCCGCCCGCGGCATGGTTGTTGATCTTCATCTCGTGGCACTTCCAGCCGAACGCCTTCTGCCACTTCAGGTATCTTTGCGATGGGTAGCCGCTCAAGAGGAATCGGCCCTTGATGCTAGCGATCGTGGAGAGCAGATCCTCGTGCTGCTGCCAAGTCATCTCGTGCTGGTACTCGCCCGTCGTGGCCCGCGTCTCGTGCAGGTAGGGCGGATCAAGGTAGAACAGCGTCCGCGGCCCGTCCTGCTTGCGGATCACGTCCAGGGCGTCTTGGTTCAGGATCAGCACCCGCTTCAACCGTTCGTGAACGGCGGGCAGGCCCTCAATACAGTTCAGCCAGGCGCTCACCTGTTCGTTCATCCCGCGGCGTGTCCGGTTGCGCGTGATGCCGGCGAAGCCGTTCATCCGGCCAGAGAGAGACTGGCGGCAGCGGACAAAGAAAGTCGCCGCCCGGTGAATCATTTCGCCGTAGCCGTCCGCGCTCATGATCGAGTTAACGGCCGCAAGATCGTACTCCGGCTGGCTGAACGGGATCGCGTCGACCAGCCGCAGGAACTGCTGAAATGACGTGTGCCCCTGGAGCACTTCCCAAAATCCAGTCAGGTCGCGGTTCAGGTCGTTGACGACTTCGCTGATCCCCTCTTGGTCCATCGCCAGCAGCACCGACCCGCCGCCAAAGTACGGCTCGACGTAGTGCAGCCAACCGTCGTCGTCGGGCGCCGGTGCGTTCGGGTTCTTGCACCGCGGCGGCATCAGGCCGATGATCCACTTCGCCAGATCGTGCTTGCCGCCATGCCACTTGAGGGGCGGTGTAAGTGCTTTCGTCGCCTTCATGGGAACCCTTCTCGTTAATCAAGCCTTCATGTGAACACTTCGACTACCGCTTTGCCTTAACTTCAACGTCCACCCACTCGGCTTCCGCCGCGTTTCCTGGGCAGGGCTTGCCGTCTGGTCCCTTGTGCCGCCTTGGGAACCGGCCCGTTGTGTCGCCGGGCTCGTCTCCGTCGCGCGGCATCCGGCCGGCGGTCAGTTTGCCGCACACTTTGCACCGGAATCGCGTTACTTCGGCCACCTGGGGAACCCTTCGACTACGCGCGTTTCACCGCGGCCCGCCGATTACGATCAGCCCCGACCGCGGCCCGAGCGTGACGTTCTTCCGCTTCGTCATGTCGGGGAAGACCGCTGACTTCGGCTGTTCGCTGTCGTTTTCCGGCCTGGGCAGTTTCGCGTCGAACCATGCGTGCCCGAAGACGCTCACCCACGTCTGCCCGTCGAAGGCGTAGGCATAGTCGGTCGTGCTGCTCGTTTCCCACGGCCACGGCCAGCCCTGCGCCGGGGTCGTTGCTGTGTCGTTCAGCGACAGCAGCTTTTCGACGCCGGCGCGAAAGGATGCTTCGTTATCGGCCAGCTTGATTTGCACGCACGCCGCGAGGTCGTCGTTCTTGCCGCCGTCGCCCTCTTTGACTTCGTGAATCCGGTAGCCGTCGAAGGCGATGCTCCCGAGCCATTCGGCGTTCTCGCCCCGGCCGACGTAGAAGTCTGCTCGCGTTCCCATTCTTTACCTCCGGTTTGGGTCAGTGAATTAAAAGCTCCCACCTGTGTCGTTCGCTTCAATGGGCTCCGGTGAGGTACTTGACGCCGTGGACGCGCAGGCACCCGCCGAAGTTCTCCGAGAAGATCGATCCGCGAGAGTGCTTGGCAGGCCGCTTCCAACTCTTCGGCATGTGAATGTCGCCCAGCCGCACCCGTCCAAGGTCCTTCACCTCGTAATCCGTGAGTGCCACAAAGCAGTACGCGCAAGCATTGACTCTCACGTCGTCGTATTCAGCGCCTTCGGGAATCGCGTCGGTGGAAAAAACGAGGCACCATTTCGGCGAGACGAAACGAGCGCGGTGTTGCCGTGTCGGCGGTCGCTCAATGTAGTAGTCGGCCCACAGCCGATCAGCTTCCTTGACCAGCGCCGCGATGCGCGGGAACAACTCGCGCTGCCGCGTGGCCTCATCGCACTCGCCGCGCTCTTCAAGCCAGTCGGCGTAGATCAGCCGCGGGCTGATTTCGCGAAAATTCTCGGCGATTGATCGCAGGAAGGCGTCTCGGTCTGGCATTGTTCAAATCCCCATGCGCCTAATCACCGTGTTCAAAGCGTGCCGTTCACCGCGGCAATCCCTTCCGGCTCTTGCACGCCGCCTGATACTCTCGCCAGCAAGCCGCAGCGTGCCGGCGAAGGCTGGCGCGTCGCTTGGGGTCGTTCTCCGACCAAATCTGATTGCTCGCGGCCAGCGCTTCGAGGTACAGCCGGTCAAGGCGCTTCACTCGCTCGACCAGTGCAGCCGTGTCTTTCGCCATCGCCCTCACCCCTTCGGCCCCGGAACAATCGCCTCGACCCGCGGTTTGCGTACAAGTCAAGCCACTTGCCTTGTCCCTTTCCCGCGCTCGCTAAATCGCCAGTCTGCCGGATTTCTCGATGCCGCCGCCATCCCGCGCTCGTCACCATCGAACACGAACAAGGGCGGCGGATCCGGCAACCTAAACACCTTGCCGCTTGCCGCGAACAATTCCGCAGTCTTGAACGCCTCTCTCACCGCAGCGCGATCAAGGCTAGCGTCGGCGAACTCGTCTATCTCCTCGAACTTCGGCAGCATCGCCCGCAAGTCGTCCTGATACTCTGCTTTCGCGTCGAGCGCTGTCAGTCTCAGATGCACCCATACGAACACGGCTGGCGTAAGGCGGTAGAACGGCACCGGTGCAGATAGCGCAACACTCTTAAACCAAACCACTTCCGCACGCTCCCATCTCTCGTTGCGCGGCAAATAGATGATGTCGAGAGCGGTGGACAGGTAGAGCCACGGCAGCGACTCGGTAGCCTCCGGCTCAATCTCTGTCCCATTTGTGCGCATTTCTTTCTCTCTCCTGCACGCAGGCCGTTCCGCTCACCATTACCGTTGTTCTTTTGTTGGCTATTTTTTTGTTGTTCTCTTCTCTTCCCTGTCCCCGCAACTCTAAATGGAGCCTCCAAAGCTCTATAGATTTGCAAGGACTAACGCTTGCATTCTCCAGCCACTCACTCGACCAGCGGAAGCCGGCAGGTGAGTCCGACGTCGACCGCCATGTCGGCGATATCAGGATCCTCGCCGTTGAGCCGCAGGCTCACCCGCTGGTGAAGCCGGGAGATGTATCCGCCCCAGTTGTCTTCCTCTAACCGGTCCGGCGGAATCATCACTGCTGCGTCCGCCGCCCACACGAAAAAAGGGTTGCCCTTGTTGACTCGCTGGCGGGCCTCTGTTCCCGTCTCTGCTTCGATCGCGTGGACTATCTCCGATTTTGTTGCCCGCGCGTCTAGTCCGCCGATGTACCGCCAGCCGCTCGGCTTCTCTTTGGGAAGCCGCCAGCCCGCCGATGTGTGGATCGGCTTGCGGGTGTCACCGTAGACGGCCAGCGTCTTAACGGTTGTTACCACGGCAGCAGCGGCAGCGGCGGTAGATGTCTTCAGTGATCCAGCGAACGCCTTCGTGGCTACGACCATGAATTCCAGGCCGCTTGTGTTGATTCGGGCAAACTCAGCCCCGGCCCGGTGGAGAGAGCGGCGGATTGTACTCCATCTATTCGGCGTGAGTGTGAGCGTGGCGACGTAGACCGACTCCGCTTTGGTCTCCAAAACCTTCTTTTCAAGATGCGGCGCCCACAGTTCTTTGAGTGCTCTCGAACACCGCACACAGCACCACCGGCCGCACGCGAACCGCGCAGCCCTCACTTGCTTCTTTTCCGGGTGGTAGAGGAATCCGTGGACGTGGCAGGTGGTCGCCTCGGGCCGGTGGGCGCGGCACTCCTCTGCTCTGCACTCCGCTGCGGTTGCCGCAAGCGTGGCGTCTCGGTACTCAGCATGCTCTTGTGGAGTGGAGAACTCGGCGGCGAGAGCGGCGATCTGGTCGTCTACTGATGGGTTGACCGGGATTTTCCAGGCGATGGCTTCCGGGTCAGTCGAGCAGCCGTCTACTTTGGCCGGTCCGCTATTCCGCTCCCGGTCGGCTAGCAGCCAGCCGCGATCGCCAGGTGCCGCGTTGGCACCTTCAAGCATTGTCACAAGGGCAGCGTCGGTCCAAGGCGGCGAGCAAGTCGAGTTCCATGCCTGTAGAGCTTCGAGGGCTTCCGCGACAGTCAGATTGAAGCCGCGGAGGACATTCCAGGTCAGCTTCAAGGTGTGATTGTGTCCGCCCTGACCTTCGATTGCGGGGTCGGCAGCGCTAGCGTAGGAGCCGGCGCGAGCGGATGGCGTCCAGTCATTGACATGGCTTCGGTTCGGTGATTCTGCGGCCGGTCGCGACGCGACAGGGGGGATCCTTGTCGGCCCATCGTACGACTTCGCTTCCGCCGGGATCAGATCGACCGCATCGCCGTTGTGACTGATCAGGCAGTCAATCGCGGCGTGTCCGAACAGCCACCCCGTTTCGTCGCCAGCCCACACTGCCGAGTAGTGCTCTCTCTTGTGGTGGCGCCCCGGAAGTCTCAGCCAGTTGCCGGCGGCATTCCGCCACGCCCCGCTCTTCCGGGCTTCGTCACCTGCAGGCGCCGCCGCGAGGTGCGATTGTTTCGGAAAAATCTCTATCCGTTGCACGCCGTAGTCGGCGGCATCGCGGAAGAACCAGCGGGCGAACCGCCACGCGAGGTCGAGCGGAATGGCTTCGGCCAACAGAACGCGGACGTGATACCCGCCGCGGCCGTTGCTGGACGTGACGAGCGGTCGGAAGCCGAGCGACAGACCACGCTCGTAAAAGTGAATCGCCGCCCGCAGGTTGAATTCGGAGCACGGTTCGTCGTTGTCGTGCTGGTCAATGTCGCCTGCGATCCACTTCGCGGTCGACTCTGGGCCGGGCGAGCCTGCGTGCAGGCCAATGATGTGGCCGAATGACGTTGCGGCGAAGTGCCGACGAATCGTCCGACCGTCGAGGCGCTCGATCAGGCGGCGGTCGACGTTGGGCGATGTGTGGGCCTGGACTATCTTTCGCTCAGGCTCGCGCCGGTAGCAGCCCCACAGGTCGGTCCTGTTGACGAGCCGTTGCGAGGTCCACACCTGCAACTCGATTGCCCGCGATTGCCACGCGGCAGCGGCGTCTTGGATAGCAAACGTCATTGCTCAATACTCCGTTTTTTCTTTTCTGCCTCACGCCAGAATCGTTCGAGAACCCTAAACGTCGTGACTTCAGCAACCCGCCGATCGGGCATCATCAGCCAATGGACCCGCGGGTATCGCTGCTGCCACGCGATCACGCTGCGGTGGACGATCTTTGGCGACAACTCGGTAAAGGGCGGCGGGTCATTGAGGATCCGCGCCCAGTCGGCTTCAACGACGATCGCGGCGAAATCGAGCGCCTCTTGCATGCGTTCGAGCTCGCGTACGAACCGGTCGCGACCTTGACCGAGTGTGTTAAACAGGTCCGCGATTGACTTTCTCTCGACAGCCAACCGCCTCTCGAATCCGGCGAGCGAGTAGTCGCCCTGGCCTAGCGTGCCGGCGACAAGTTCGATCATGAGTGTGGCGCTGCTGCCGGCTCCATACGATACGTCAGCCCGCAAACCGCCGAACGAGTACGGAAGCTGCTCGCGCGTGTCGACAACAACCGCCCGCGGGAAGAGCACGTAATCGAGAGCGGCGCGGGTGCGAGCGGCTTTGCTCGTGCTCATTGAAACGCCTCCGCTCCGGTGAGCCGCTCGACAAGGAAAGTCTTGCGGCGAGTGAGCGCCACGCGGCGGACCTGCTTGTCTACGGTTGCCCGTTTACCGATAAGCACACAGAGTTGTGCCGCGCGGGAAATTGCTGTGTAGGCCCACTCGCGCGAGGCGATCATGCCTGCGGCCTCGTCGATCATAACGAAGACGCACGGCGACTCGGAGCCTTGCGATTTATGGGCCGTGATGGCGTAGGCCAAATCGTAGTCGCCTGCGGCCCCGCGGTCGTCATCCGCGGCGTCCGGCGTCTCGGTGTTTTGTTGCTTGCCGATGGGAATGCGGATTAGCTCGTCGCCTTCGCTGAACCGGGCGATCGCCATCTTCGGCGAGATGGCTTCAATGCGACCGATCTCGCCGTTAGCGACGTACGTCTCGGCCTCTTCGCTGCCATTTTCTGTCTCGACAATTACCGACTTGTAATTACCGGCGTCGGTGGCGAGGGCGGCATTTTCCGGGTCACAATCGGCCCGTAGCCGCACAACTTGCGCCCACTTGTTTTTCAGGCAGATCACCTTGTCGTCCAGCCGGAACGGGTTGCCTAGTTCGGCCCGTCCGTTCGGGTTGAGGAGAAGCTGAAGGCGGGCGTTGATGGCGCTTCGGCTTATCTCACTCTTTTTGTTGAGGGCAACAATCACTTGGGTCTGCCAAACCGGATCGAACGATTTGAGCGTGGAGAGCGTTCGATCGAGGAGTTCGGCCGCTTCCTTGGGGGACGATGTCTCGAACAGTCGCAGATTGCGCGGCCCTAAGTCGTCGGTCGGCTCAGGCTCATACCTATCATCAACATCGAACCGCTTGCCGGCCTTGATCGCCGCACACGCCCGGACGATGGTTCCGGCATTGCGGCGGATTTCTGTCAATTCAGCCGTTGCAATCCCGGCGGCGATGAAGTCGCGGAGCGGCGCCCCGTGGCCAACAGGTGGAAGCTGGTGCGGATCGCCGATGAGTAGAACGTGGCACCCTTCCCCGCACGCCTGGAGTAGCGACGCCATCAGGTCTGCGGAGACCATCGAGGTTTCGTCAACGACAACGAACTTGAACGGGAGCGGATTGCCCGCGTGGTATTGGAACCCCCACCCCTTGCCGTCGTGGCCGTTGCGGCTGATGTTGAGCAGCTTGTGGATTGTCGTTGCGCGGAGCGGCACGCCGGCCGCTTGCATCGCTTGGGTCGAGCGCACCGCGGCCTTACCGGTCGGCGCGGCGACGGCGACGGCGAACCGGCCGAACTGCTGAACGATGAGGCGCAAGATGGCGGCGAGCGTGAACGTCTTGCCCGTCCCAGGCCCGCCGGTCAGGATGCAGAGGCGCGAGAGGCGAATAGAGTCCCAGGCGGCTTGCTGGTGCGGCGAGACGGGCTTATCAGGCGATGGGCCGGGAAGCGGCTCGCCGGGCCACATGACGGTCGTTTCCTGCCGTAGCTTCGCAACCGCTTGCCCGATTTGCATCTCGTCGCGGGCCTTCTCTGCTTCAGCGATCCACAATTGCTCGCTCGCGTCACGATGCTTGGCGAGCCAGCCAGCTCGAATGCCCAGCTTGATCGCCCGCACCGGATTGACTTTCGCGCTCGGGATAGTCTCCCGAATGGCGTCAATCACTCGTTCCACCTTGATCCAAGTATGCCCAGCGGAATTGCTTCGTACGTTGTCCCAGCCGCACAGCATCTGGCGCTTCAGCGCATCAGCCGGCTTGCCACGATCGATGTACAGCCGATCGCAGCGCTTGAATCCGCAGCCGGGGAGCTCGTTAACGAGCAGAGCGAACGGATCGCGCCGCACGATGTCGCCGGCCTTTGCCCCCCACGTCGAAATAGCAGCTTCGATCAACACCCCCGGAAAACCGCGGCCAGCGAAGATCCCGAACAGGTCGAGTTTGGTGTCCTCGAATTGAGCCGCTTTGGTGAGTTCTTTGGCCGCGTCATTCGCGACATCAGCGGCAAGTAGACCATCAGCAACGACTCGCTCCGGTTCGCTGCGCAGAACGCGCACGGTGTCCGGTCCATACTTGCCCCATAGCTTGCTGGCCCGTCGCTCGCCGATGTCGTCGCAGAGTTTGACGAGGTAGCGAACGACCGCCTCGCGCGTGGCCGGCTCAGGGATAACGAAGCTGTCGAAGCGGAAGGTCGGCCCGCGGGTGTCGCTGGCGTCCCACCGGCCTAAAAACCTGAATGTCTGCCCCTTGGCGAGTTCTTCGTTTTCATCTCGCCCTTTCGCCGCGTGACCCGTCTTGAGCCCGACGATGGTGAAGCCGTCCGCCTTGTTGCGAAATCGGACGTGGTCAACCGTTCCAGTCAGTTCTTTGCGCGCAAGATCGGCGGCGGTGAGCGCCGGAGCTTTGCCCTTGCTGCTCTCCTCAGTCGCAAGATCAAGGTCTAGTTCCGCGCTCGCCATTGGTCCGCCGCCGCCTTGCCGTGGTGTGGGAAGTTACCGCGAAGCCTACCGGTTGTCGCCTACAGGTCGCTCGTGTCGTACCGACTCGCTCCGGCGCCGGCTGGTAGCGGGGCGCCGGTCGAGCTCGGTGCGCTCGACCCGCTTGGCGCGACTCCGCCAGCGACTCCACCGCCGCTGTGCTTGCTCGGGTCGTACGGGTACAGCCCGTTGAACGCGAGCTTCGCCCGCTTTTTTCCGGTCGGCGCGTCCGTGTTCTTATCCTTGATGTCTTCGTGGATCACTTCACCGTTAACCTTCGCGCCGATGGCGTCGCGCCACGACTTGAAGTTCGGATTCTTCACGTACTTGTCGCCCTGTTTGATCGTTGCGCCGAGGCGGGCCTGGAAGATCGGCCAGCGTTTGTCACGCACGCCTGGCGTGTCCCACAGCACGTCCTTGATCGACTGCCCGCGGAGAGGCCCGTCGATCACGGTCAGCTCGAACTCGATGCCCTCGCTGTCGGAAGACTTCGCCGCGGTCTCACGCACTTCGGTCACTTGAAAGCCGTAGGTGCCCACTGGGAGCATGTTGCCGGCGACGATCTTGTCGAAGTCCGTTTCGGACATCGCGTAGTCGTCGGGCAGGTTCAGATCGAGGCCCATCGTCTAAAGTCCTTTCATCGATAGAGAAACGAACGATTCAGCGTGTCTTTCGGTCAGTCGGTCAGTCTCGCCAGTCAACGAATCTCGCCTTGGGAAGTCCGACGGGGCGACCCGCTAACGCATCTTCGATACCGAGCACTTCCCAACCGGTCGTTACCCATGTCGGCGGATAGCCGAGCGCGGCCAAGCCCTTCTCGAAAATCACCGCGGCACCGTGGGCAAGGCAATACCGGTGCATCGATGTCGGCCACTCGGCCGGGTCGAAGGTGTTACTGAGTGCTTGCAGTTGATGCGGCCGACTCGCGTTCCGGCGACTCGCCACCGAAGCGAAAGGATAAGTCTTCGCTTTGGCGTAGCTGGTCGATCAGCGCCTGCGCCGTCGCGTACTTCAGTGCCTTTGCGCTTGCCACTCCGAACGGCTTCATCACGTCCGACCACCAGCCGCCGATCATGTCCTTGGTGGTTAAGTTGCGGTTCCTTGCTCCGAGGTTGCGGAGCCGGGCGAGTTCTTGGAGTTGCGACTCAGTCGCCGGATCGTCGTCTGCGTGAGTGCCATTTGTGCTGGGCGTGCCGATGTTAACGCTGTGCGTGCCGTTGGTCGACAGGGTCGTCGTCGTGGCTTGCTGCTCCGTCATTGCGCTGGGCGCCCCTGCCGTCAGCGCCTCGTGCCTCGTAGCCGCCGCGGCCAGGCCCCCCATGCGCTCCGTTCTAGCCCGCTCGGCTTCCGCGTTGTCTTTGGCGATCTGAGCCTGAAGTTGCAACCGATCATCCTCGCTCATCCGTTGCTCTTGCACGCGCTCGTCTTTCTTCAACTTCGCGTAGTCCGGCGGCTTCACCATGTACTCGCGTATTGCCTTCGGCGTGGCGAACGGCAGGCGAGGCGGCAGCGTCGGTAAGACCTCCACTTCGCCGCCGGCCTCTTTATTGAGCCGCATGGAAGCAAGGCGAGACTTGAGGACGATGGCCGACGGGATCGCAGGCACGGCTCCTTTGTCGTCCGGCTTTCGCTCAAGCTGAAGGTACAGCGACGCCAGTTCCATCAGCGTCTCTTTCCCCTTCGGCTTCCTCTTGCCCTTCACCGGCGCCGCTCCCCCGTCCCACACGTTGCCCATGTGAGCGGTGAATACGAACGTCTCGCAGCGGCTCGCGAGGTCGTTGAGGACTAGTTTCCAGTGTTCTTTAACGTCGGCCCAGAATAGGCCCGCCATGCGGTCGTACTGGTTCCGCGTGTGGTTGAAGTGTTGGGGGTTGTCTTCGACCCAATCCGTGAGGCCGGACTCAACCTCGCCGATCGTGTCGAGCATGATCACGCGGAATTTGCCGGGTTCGATGCGACGGATGGAGTCCAGCCACCACTCGAAAGCCTGCTTTGGCTTGTAGCCTGTCGGGTATCGCTTGAGGAGCTCTGCTCCCATGTCGACGCGGTCGAAGCCGAGAGAGAGGTACGAGCCGGCCGACTTCTCGGTGTCGTAAATCCGCGTGTGTTGCGGGTCAATGGTGAGTCCGAACAGCGTTTTGCCCGACGCGAATTCACCGGTGAGTCCGATGATTTCGATGCGGTGGGGCCACAGTGGTTGAAGCTGTTGCTGTTGTGCAGTCGTCATTGCTCGGTTGCTCCGATTGATTTCTTCGATCGCTTTCTCACGCGGCCACTCGCCCCGCCAGAACGTCAAGCGCTCTTCCGACCGGGCAACCGTCGCTTCAGCCGCCAGTACCGCCCGTCCGTCGGCCTTCTCGCCGGCAACGCCAGTGCGTGCCGGATGTGCGACCACACCGCTTTGCGTTGCTCCACCAGCCCAATCTCCCAGGCGATCAGTGCTACGCTGCACCCCTCGGCCCACATGCGGCGAATCGTCGCGTCGCGCTTCGGCGTCCAGTCGATAAACGGGCCGCGTGCCATATAGCTGCCTTGCCCTTTGGCGGCGGGGCGGGTCGGCTTCCTTGGGTTCCCAGCCCGCCAAGGTCGGTGTGACGAACCGTCCTTAGTTGCCGCCGCCCGCCCCGCCTCCGCTCCTCAGTTCACCCCGCGGCGGCGCCGGCGGACTCGCTTGCCGGTGCCCCGTCGCGCATTGACGGAGTGCCGCCGCGGGGGTTGATTCAGCCGCTCTGGTGGTCAGCCATTTCCTGAACATCAGCCGATGACAGCAAGGCCCATGCAATTTGCCGAGCCGTTTCCGGTGTCAGCTTGGCGCTCATCCTGTCGGGCGGCGCGGTGTAGTGCGACACAAGGTCAAGCCAAATGAAGCCGTGACTGCGAGCCACCTGATACGTCGTGGAATGCACGTACAAGCGATACCCCGGCTGTTGACCGATGAACGGCAACCGCTTCGGCGGCGCTATCCAATCGATGAAGGCTCGCAGCCAACTCATGCTGCCCTCGCGCGGGTCGCATCAAGGTCTTCCGGTTCGCCGCCGTCTAAGGCTGCGTCGAAGGCGTAGAGGGCCGCGTAGGTCGCCCACGCTAGACGCCGCAGTTCTCGAATCAGGAATCGCATAGGTCACTCCGTTGGGTTTTCCGCTCGCGCTCCGCGCGACGTTTGTCCGCTCGTTCGCAAAACCACGCCAGCAAGCCCCACAGACCGAAGACGAACAAGAGCCAACCGGCGAAATCAGCGGCCATGCTGGGTTGCTCCATTACGTGCCGTCCGCTTCCGCACCCGCTCATTGGCGTGCCACAGCTCGACGTTGCACCCGTCGCAGACCTTGACCGTCACGCCCTCGACCTCGACTTCCACGAACGCCACGCGCTTCCGGCACTTCGCGCACAGCGGCGGGAGGGGAGTACGCGGACCGGCGGGTTTGGCGTCGTCCAGCTTGCCGATGTCGTGCAGGGCCATGATGGCAGCCTCTACTGCTCGGTGACGTTCTCTTCGCCGCAGAACGGACAGAAATCGACGGTCTGCTCATCGTCCGAGACTTCCGGGTTGCCCTTGTGGTGCGGCTCGTAGGTCACGTCAAAGACGACATGACACACGTTGCACTCGAATCGAATCTTCTCGCCGGCATTCATCTCGTCTCTCCCCTCCAGTCGCCCGGACACCGCCGCCAGCCGTCGCCCAACAACCAGCGGCGGGCCGGGCACTGGCTCACGCCTTCATGAAGTAGCCGTACACGCATCGCGAGCCGTCGCGGCTTGGGTCGTGTGTGTCGTGAATCACGCCGTCGATTACTGCCGTCAGGTGCTTGCTGACCGCGACCACCAGTCGCCCCGCCGGCAACTCGCCGTCGTGCAGGTGCACTTTGCAGCCGGTGCCGATACCCATGCACGGCACCCACACGAAGCCGAGCGAGGTCATGAAGTCCTTGAACCACTTGCGACTCGTGTGCACGCCGTCCCGTGCGCTGGAATGCGGCCCGCCGCGCTTCGAGCGACGCTGCGTCTTGCAGCCTTTTCCGAGGGCCGCGTAGATTTCCGCGTATGGCTTGCCGGACGCAATCGCGATGGAGCGGCAGACGCAATCACCGGCGAGGCCCTTGTAGCCGGCCGCAGTTCGCCCACCGTCATCGAAGACAAATCGCATGGTCGCTTCTCCCTCAGAACGGCAACGGCACCGCACTCGGCAACCGCTCAATACCGTGCCGAGCCATCCAGCCGACGAGGTCTAGGTGCACCTCACGCATTCTCCGGTCGTGCTCCAACGTGCGGGCGATGAATGAAGCTTCTGCATCATTGGCATCGCCGCCGCGCTTGCGAAGGCAGAGCGTGCAAAAACACTCGACCGGGTGCTCGTCGGTGGCTGGGGCCAGGGCGGTCATGGTTTGCTCCCAGTGGCTTTGGCAATCGACCCGTCAACCCACTGCCGATACTCTGGGTTGTCCGCAAGGAACTTCTCCAGGGCAGCGTCGGCGTCCTCGCGCCGCTTGAACGTATGGCAGCCGTGGGACATGCCCTCGGGCATCGGCGGCAGCTCGACAACGCGGGGCCGTCCAACCGGTGGGTAGAGCAGCACGGCATACATGTTCTTGGCGGTCATGGCGGCATCTCTGGTAGCAGTGGTCAAAACTCAATTCCTGTTTTCAGGTCTTTCCCGTCCAGATGATCAGCGAGCTCGTCCAGCTTCGGGACAACCCATGAATTGGCCCACAGCTCAAACGAATGCTTCAGCTTGCCTTCCAGCTCGGCAACTTGAGCCTTAGTCATGCGGCCAGTTGGCTGGAACGTCAGGCTGAACGGGACGGAATCGCGAACGTCCTTCTTCAATTCAGCGACCAGCCTTTTCATCCGCTTGACCTGCATCGTCCCAATCTCCCTTGCGTCCGTCCGTCGTTCACGCCCGGTCGCCGCCGAACCCGATCCGCTCGACTAGCTGATACCACGCATGGGCCATCAGCCGCCGGCCCTCCGTCCCGAGCTCATGCTTGCCGCACCGCACCCAGGACTCACGGCGCAGGCGCGTCATCTCGGCTACGAGCTTCGGCCGGGCGGCTTCGTAGGCGTCCCATGCCTTGCAGAGCGACTCGGCCGACGCGGCGATCGCCTCGTCACTGGCCAGCCCGTACTGCGGGCCGCGGTCGTTGGCCGGTACGGCGCCGTGGCGGCGGAAGAAGGAAGAGACGATTGGGTCAGGCGTAATCGGTGCTGTCATGGCGTTATCTCCCTCTGGTCACGGCGTCGGGGCCGAGCGGTCACTCGTTGTCTTCTGCGTTCCCGCTCTTGGCCGGGATGTTCCCGCAACAGCCCTTCGCCATGCACGTTGAGCAGAGGTTCTTGCTGCACACAACGCAGTAGTCGAGCGGATGAGTCTGGCCGGCAAACGGGCCGGTCTTGATCACTTCGCCTTTGCCGCCGCATCGTTCGCAGGTATCCATCGTCCCATCTCCCCCTTTCGTCGCCCCCGTCGTTCACTTCACCTCGGCAGCCATCTGCCGCACGCCGCAGAACGCCCGGTAGATACTCCGCAGCGTCACGGCCGCGAAGACAAAGCCCACCAGCGGGGCGAGGCCGGTCAGGAAGGCGATGGCGTCGGTCATGGTCAGGGCTCCCGGTTCGGCGTGGCTTTCAACTCACTAAGAGTAATTTACCCACCGGCTAATTACCTGTCAACAGCAAAATACAAAGAATTCCAAAAAAGTCTTGTGCATTCCCCTAGGGGAATTTAGAATGCCTCTGGTGAATCACCGAATAACCTAGAGTTACCCCTGTGGCCGCTGCCGTTGCTACGATGAACCGAATGAGCAACAAACAACCGAAACGCGGCCGTCCGCCGCAAAAGGGTGGGCGCAAGCCAGGGCATCCGATCCGAATTCGGCATGCGATTCACGAGCAAGCTGTCAAAGCCGCTGAAGCGGAAGCATCGCAGCCCGGAGAGCTGGTGAATCGCCTTGTGCGAGAGGGCCTGGAACGCTTGGGATTCTGGCCCCCGAAGTGATCCGTCACGAAATAATGGACAATCGTACACTGCTGACGTAGCAATCGCAAGGTCAGCCGCAGAGAATGGTGGGGCCTGAGTCCGTGGCCCCGGTTCGTCCTTGACCACACAGCGTTTACCCGGCGCTGATCGAAGGGCGAATTGGGGTATGTCGCGATGGCCCTGCCGATGATGCGCCTTGCCGTGCCCGGCGGATTTGCCGAGCCAACAAACATCAAGGATGTCATCGACCTGTATCTGCGGCATGCCGCCACAGAGATCGTCCAGGCTGCCTTCGAGAGCCGCCGCTACGAGCTGACGGACTTCGCCGGTCAGTTCGGGGCGCTCGCGCTCAAGGACGGACGCCCGTACCATTTGCAACTCTGGATCGATAGCCACCCCGCTTGGCGATCCGGTTGGACGCGCAAGCGCTGTGTCGCTGGCGTTCAGCGGGCGTTCAATTGGGCCGTGAAGCTGGGCTTGATTACGTCGAACCCGTTCAAGGGCTTTTCCATCGAGGCTGGTGGGCGCGGCGAACCGATGCATTTGAAGGAGTACCAGGGCGTCCTGCGCCACTCGCCGCCACCGTTCCGCCGCTTCGTCATCGGCCTGCGCTTCACCGGTTGCCGGCCCGGCGAACTCGCCAAGGCTACTTGGGGCGATGTTGATTTCAACCGCGCGTGCATCATCCTCGATCAGCACAAAACCGTGAAGAAGACAGGCAAGCCGCGGGTGATAATCCTTCACCCCGTCATGCTCAAGTTGCTGGCGTGGCAACGTCGTCGGTCGATGGCCTCGCGGTTCTTCGGCGACATCGGCCCGAAGACGCTGCTGTTCCCGAACGGGAAGGGCGGGAAGTGGACAAATCCGGCGATTTGCTGGCACGTCGCCCGCATGCGCGAGAAAGGCGTCATCGGGCCGACGACCACGCTGTACGGGCTGCGCTTCTTGTACGCGGTTCAGGCGACCAAGGCTGGCGTCGAACTGCTGACGCTCATGCCGCTGATGGGGCACACCCAGCCCAAAACGACGGCTTACTATGCCGACATGGCGAAGCAGACCGACCACTTGCAGGCGGCGGTGGTGAAGTCGTTCAAGCATCACTCGAACTCCTCCGGCTCGGGGTGATGTGGGTGGCCGTGCCAGCCGAATTGCTCAATGCGGCCGTGGCCTCGATCATTCGTCAGAATTGGTCGATAGCCAAGTGGGACGATCAGTACGCTTTCCGTGAGCTCCATCTCGAATTCGCCGCACGGCGTAACGATGGCGGCTTCGGTGGGGAACTGAATCGCAAGGAATTCGAGGCGAACGGAAATTGTTGCGCGAGGCAACGTGAAAAGCAACTCGACGGGAGCGCGGCCAAAACCGACGTTACCGGTAATCTCCTTGTTGTGCGACAGAACTCGCACGCGAAACGTCGGCAAGTTCTTCAGCAGAATGCGGAACCGCGTCGGATGGAATTGGTCGTGGCCAGCGGCGCACGTCGGATTGATGTTTAGATGAAGGAGCAGATCCCGCTCGAAGTCTCGTTTGCTGGGCGAGAACTTGGCGCCGCATTCGTCGCACGCCTTGAACTCATCCCGATAGACCTTTTTTGGTTCATCGCCATCGCGCTCGCCACGAGCGATTGCCAAGGCGTCGAGACGTTCGACGCGGCGGCTTTCTGACGGGCTGGTTTCGATTAACGTTCCGCCGCACTTAAGGCATCGCGGACGAGCGGCCCGGCCCAACTCCTTCCAAGCCACATACCGCAGCGATTCGCATTCGCGGCATCTGAACGAAAGTACCTTGTCAACGACCTTCGCGCGGCTCGTGCTGCGCCGTCGGAGCGGGGCATTGCCGCCGTAGTCGCCAACGCGCGGAGTCTTCCCCATTACGCGGCCCTCCGAACGAGGGTCGCGCCTTCACTAGTCAGTTTGTCTAGTTGCGAAGTGTACGGACCTTCACCAACCGCGCGAGCTAGTGAAGGGTCAGGTCGTTGACGGGCTGCTGGGGTCATAGCGGTTCGCCGTGGGAAAGCGTCACGAATGGCATGGTACACCTGTTGTACCTTTTCGGCAAGAGAAAAAAGTACAGATTTTGTACCCGAATCATGGAAGGGCGATTACAATGGCGAGAGTGAGGAAGTCACAGATGTGGACCGCCGAACGAATCAAAGCCCTGCGCGACCGCTATGACGAGACGCAGGACCAGTTCCGTCACCGCTTCCCCGTCAGCCTCTCGGCGCTGAAGCAGTGGGAAACTGGCGGCGAGCCGTCCGACATGGCCTGCACAATTCTCGACCGGCTGGAAGAGGACCTAGAGCTCGGCCGCGTTCGTCAACTCCAAACCGCGTGAGATAAGCAAATGAGCGTTGGAGTTTTCTTCACTCACGACACGATCCGCGAATTGCGGTTGGCGCTCGGCTTGAACCTGCGTCAATTCGCTGAGCTATTCGACGTGACGGAAGCGACTGCCTCCCGATGGGAAGCCGAAGATCCCGAAAAGCGACGGCACCCCACCTATCAAAAGATGGTTAGACTAAACGAAGTCGCGCGCAAGCACGGCATCAACTTCGGGCAGCTCGTCCCCGCCTAGCCCGCCGCAACCGCTACACGAAATGTAGCGGCGCAAGCCAGCGGGCGCGATAGGATGGGGAGCATGCCCATCGAAATACCCTGCCGAATCCGCGACGAGAACCGAAGTGGCTGGTGGACGCGCACCGTCACCTTCCCCTTTACGCCGTATCCGGGCTTGCGTGTCGGGTGCTTTAAAGTCAAACACGTTTTTGTGTGTCAGGGCGGTCTCGACGGCGACGGTGAGACGATAGTCTCGCTCAAAGGCGACACCGATGATTGGCGGCTAATGCGAGCGCAAGGCTGGCAGCACAGCGATGACGAAGAAATCGCCAAGTCGTTCGGAGTGCCCGTCGAGCAGGTTACTGACGAGATGGTCGACAAGTGGAATGCCGGCTAAGCCAGCGGGCGGGGAGCTCGTACTCTCCCCGCCCGCCAGAGCAGTCCTATACCGGCCGCGTATGGGCACGGGTCAGACCGCAATTCGTTGTTCCCCGTCCGGTTTCACGTCATGGCATCACCAGAGCCGTGCAGATCGCAAGCGCGGTGGTCTACTTATCTATTACCCGAAACGCGGCCGAAGTGTCGCAGGGATTTCGGGATTTTTGCAAAAATCCCGGCTCGCCGCTCCCGCTCGACATCGGCGCTTGCCTCTCGTCCAGATAACGAGTAGACCGCGCTCATTCCGGTGGCTTTGCTAAGTCAGCAATGCTGATGCCGAGCGCATGGGCGAGTTCAAGGACAACGCGGAATGACGGCGCGCGACGGCCGGATTCGAGCATGAGTATTGAGACCCAATGACAGCCAGACGCCGCAGCGAGCATCTTGGCTGTCATGCCTCGCCTCCTTCGCCACTCGCGTAATGCCGGTGCAAAACCGGGGACATGCTCATTCCCGCGAAGCCTTTTGCGCTCCGAGGTCTTTAATCGGGGTGATCTGGGCTCTGGCCCATGATACGGGATGCAGAGCGTTACGCACCTGCTTTCTGTGTACACGCTCCCCGGCGCCAGCCGGTGGACTTGGAGCTGCCTACCGTACTTTTCGATATGCTGCTCGTTCGTTAGTCCGCACTTCGTACATTTGTTGCCGTCACGATCGCGGACGATTTTCTTTACTGCTTTCTCTTCAGTGCGCTTCATGACTGAGCCTCTTGACTCGGACGGCCATCACAGCTACCATTAGTAAGACTATAGTAAGTGCATAGTCGAAAGGAAAGGTCAGCAGTGGCGAAAACCAAGCAAGCTTCCGGCGGTGCCCGACTCGCGGCGGCGGGCAAGCAGCCGATTTTGCTCGGAGTGACTCCCGAGCAAAAGGAAAAGCTGAAGGCGGCGGCGACGACAGATGGTCGACCCCTGACGCAGTTCCTTGTTTTCCACGGGCTTCAGGCCGCGGAAAAAATCTTGAAAAAAATCAGTCGCTGATATTGACTATGGGCTGACTATAGTCTATATTAACGGTGTCAGGTGAGTGAGACCTGACGACGTGGCCCCGGCGGAATCAGGGGCGGGGCTAAATCGGAGAGATGACCATGACGACGATGACGATGACCACGACGCGCGAAAAGCACACGTATGCCCACGGCGAGCCGAGCAAGGCTGTCGGGGGCGGGATGCCGGGCGCGGTAGTCGAGTTGACGGTAGACCACAGCTTGCGGCGGTCCACCGTCCGGGTACTGCACAATGAGGGCGGCGCGGATCTCGGGACCATCAATCGTCGCGACGGCCGCGGCGATCAGCCGATCCGCGCGAAGGACGAGTACGAGATTGAGTACGTGGCCGGCGTGTCTGCGGAGGAGATGCTGCTGCGGGCCACCACGCGATACGGCTGGCGCGAGGTCCTGCCGGGTCAAGGATGGTGGGATGGCCATGTCTTTGTCGAGCCGGTTGCGTGAGTCTCCGAGGTCCGCCGCGCTGCCCGCGTCAAGGAGCACGGGCGATAGCGCGGCGGACCGCCCCATTTCGTGTAACTGTTCCGCAGCACGATGCCGCGACCGCCGCAGAATCCGCACGTTTGCATGGACATTTGATTTATCCTCTCAGAATGGTCGCTCCGCTCCTACACGGGTGTATTGGCGCCGCGGGCGGGCGGCGTTACGACGGCGAAGGCCGGGCGAGAAGCGAAGACGAGCGCCGGACCGTTTGCGAGTATTGCGGTGGCACTGGAGCCTGCGACCGCGGCGCCGAGCTGCTGCCGGTCAAGGAGTCACCGCCTGCGGACCCGGCGGATTTGGCGCGGCGTGGTCTGCCCGCGTGGGCTTAGGGCACGCTCGACATCCGCATTCGACAGCATCGGTTCGCACAGCAAGCGCAGCGTGGCAAGCCGCTGGCGGATAGGCGAAGGTGGCGGCGTAGAATGCGGCAGCGCGGTCGGTCTCGGCTGGTCGTGCTTGTCGGGCATGGGCGCGGCCCTCGGTGGACAATGAGGGAGAGACGCCAGCAGGAAGTGGCAAGTTCGGTGCGGGTCAGAACGACGGGAAGAGTTGCTCGAAATCCACGTCAGCCGGCCCAGATCCCGCCCCGGCCATTGGCAGGCCATGTTGTGCGGTTGGCAGCTCTAAGGTGATGCCGGGCCACTCGGCTGCGAACAAAAGCGGCGCCATGTCTTCGTAGGGCGTGCCGTACGCGAAGAGTATCGTCTTTTCCCGCCCGGCGAAGCGCACGACATATCCTGGGATTGTCGCGTTCGGCCGGTGTTCCACTTGTTCGACAACCGGCAGCGTAGTAAGCCGCACGCGGCGAACCGGCTGGGCGGCGAGGATTGCAGCGGCGTGGCCGGGGATGCGGCCAGAGCCACGACAGGCACAATTTGGCCGCTGATGCAGATCGTCGCAGAACGAGCACGCACCACCGCCCCACGCTTCCCACGTCAGACTCACGGACTCCACGAAGCCGCGGCGCCACACCCATTCGGCGACGTGATCGGTTGGCAAGCCGCCTTCGATGGCCCACCAGTTCACGTTTCGGATGCCGTTCGGTGTCGCTTCGAGCAACTCCCGCTCTCGGCGGCGAAGCCACTCAGGATGCCCTTCTCGGCACGATCTGCACCAGTGCTGCTTCGGGTAGATGGCCGCGAGGTTCCGACACGACTTCGGCGGGACGCTAGTTTTCTCGCAGGCGGGCGGTTTTGACAATTGAATCTGTATTTGAATAAACTCGCCGCGGTCGTGCCCCTCGGCGCTCTGCTCCATCACGGCATCGGCGTACTGCAAGCGCGGCCAGTCGGCTGACGGCTCAGCAAGCACACACCGCAGTAGGGCGAGGTCGGGGGACATGATGTCAGAGTATACGGGGGCTGGCGGTGCTTGGCGGCTTGACGGGGGCGGCAGCGGGCGGCTAGGATGGGAGCGACAGTCCAGCTTTTGCAAAAATAGCGAGTGAGTAGCAAAATGCCTTCGGGCTCGAAACCCGGCGAGCGACGCGGCGGTCGAAAGAAAGGCACGCCGAACAAGATCACTGTTCAGGTCAAAGAGGCACTCAATAAGTGCTATAAGGCCATTGGCGGCGACAAGGCATTTGCCGAGTGGGCAAGGCTGAACCGCTCGGAATACTACAAGTTGTGGGCCAAGCAACTGCCGAAGGAAATGGAACTCAGCGGCAAGGACGGTGGGCCGATCCAACTGGCCCCGGTCGAGTTCATCGAGGTTCAAGAAGTCGATGGTAGCCATCGCGACGCAGCCGACGACTGATATTCCCCCGCTCGTTCAGCAAGTCACTAGGCCCGATGGTCGCGTAGGCGTCCGTTACAATTTCCACAAGGGGCAACTCCGCGCTTGGAAGTCAGGCAAGCGGACGGTTCTCGTCCTGGCCGGCACGCGCGGCGGCAAGACGTCGTTCGGTCCGTGTTGGTTCCACCGCGAAATCAAGCGATGCGGGGCCGGCGACTACCTGATTGCGGCCCCGTCTTATCCGCTGCTTAACAAGGCCGCGGTTCCTGCGGTCAGGAACCTATTCGCGGTCACTCTGCAACTCGGCCGGATGAACTACTCGCCGCTTGAGTTTCACATTAGCCCTGAGGGCGAGTGGCGATTGTGGGGCGCCCGTCAAGACAAGCCGACGCGCATCATCTTTGGCCATGCCGACGAGCCGGATTCGTTGGAGGCGATGGAAGCGAAAGCCGCGTGGTCGGACGAGGCCGGTCAAAAGCGGTTCAAGGGCGAGTCGTTCGAGGCGATCACTCGCCGGCTCAGCATTGACCGAGGTCGGCACCTGCTGACGACAACCCCTTACTTCCTCGGCGGGTATCTGAAAGAGAAGATCCACGACCCTGCCGAACGCGGTACACACCCACTGATTGATCTGGTGCGGTTCAGCTCGATCATGAACCCGGCCTTTCATCGCGATGAGTGGGAGCGGGCACGCCGGGAGCTGCCGCACTGGAAGTTCCTGCTGTTCTTCAAGGCGATTTTCACCCGACCGGCCGGTGCGATCTACGAAACGTATCAAGACAAATTGGGCGTTGACGTGTGGCCGCGGTTCGAAATCAGCGAACACTGGAAGCGGCATTTGGGGCTCGACTTCGGCGGCGTGAACACGGCCGGCGTTTACCTCGCGGCCGAATGCACGGCGGACGGGAAGCCAGCCACGTTTGGGACGGCGCCGTTGCTGGGCGCTGGCAAGCCGACGGGGCGATTCTTCATCTACCGCGAGTACCTGCCGCGGGAGAACCGCAGCGCTCGTGACCACAAGACGGCGATCCTCGCTGGCGATGCGGTGAACAAGCCCGAGCCCCGCCTGCCGAATTGCGTCGGCGGTTCACGCTCTGAAGGACAATGGCGGACAGAGTTCGCGCAGGCTGGGCTCGGCATCATGCCGCCGACGATCACGGAAATCGAAATCGGCATCAATCGTGTGCATTCGCTGTTCAGCGCCGGTCGGTTGATCATCTTCGAGGACTTGCACGAACTGCGTTCGGAACTGCGGACGTACTCGCGGGAAGTGGACGACGCGGGCCAGCCGACCGAGGAGATTGACGACCCGCACATTTACCATCTGTGCGACTCGCTCCGTTACATCGGCGGCTATCTCGCAGCCCCGCCTGCGGAAGATCCTTTCTTTGTTGGGTAACTGTCCTCGTTATCGTCGTCCCCGAATGCCTCTGCGGCCAATTCTCGCATGAATTGTTGACACTCCTCGTCGCCCGCATCGGCCTTGCGCTTGATTTCACGCACCGTATCGGCCAGCACATCGATGACGCGGGCAAAGGCTGGCGCGAGTGTCTTCATGGCATCTGTCGCCCACACGCGCATCGCTTCTTTCAGCCGCGGCATGTCGCGAGCGAACTGAGCAAGGATTTCGGCGGCTTCGGCTTCGGTGGGACGCAAGGCGTTCGGAGTCAGCATCACTTCACCTCGTGCCAGTTCATCCGGCCTGCGACCTGATAAGCCGGTCGCCGCAGCCAGGGGAAGATACTCTCGGCGTCGGCGATGTGCTTGAGCAGCGCATCATCCCGCGCCCGCCTGGCTTCGCTCTCGGTGGCGAACTCGCCGACTCGGAGCCGCGTTCCCTTTTTTCCATCAGGGCTTGGCAAGTAGATTCGCACGAACCACATCAAGCCGCTCTGGTACGGCCGGCCCCGTCGCGTGCGTCGCCGTTGGATGCCGTACGTGAACTGATCGAGCAAGAACGAGTTGGGCCGTCGCGAGTGTCTGCGAGCCATTGTTGTCCCCGCGGAAAAAAACCGCGTCGGCGTCTTGCTGGCGGATGCGCCGACTGCGGAAAGTGTTGGGGACGACAAGAGCGCGAGTCCTTCGACGGCTGCGATGACCAACAGTTTCTCCTTCTCGATGACGGATGGCGTTGGGGTGGATGCGAGCCATTCCAACGCCGTTACGTCGCGCGCGGCGAAAGCCGCAGCGACATCACCCGAGCAAGCACTCTATCTGAATCAAGTCGTCGCGGAGCTGCGGTCAGGTGCCCCCGGTCCGTGGTCTGACGACCGCTACAATCAGGCGCGGCATTTTCTCGACGTCGTGTACATGGCGGTCAACGCCTGCGCTAACGCGGCCTCGTCATGCGAAGTCCATGTTACCACCGGCGAATCACGACGCAAGAAGGAAAAGGCCGAGCGGAATGTCGCACCTGACAGTTACAGGCGCGCTACAGGCTTGTCCCGCTCGGCGGCGGTTGCTCAGGATGCCCACCAGCGGCGGCGGGTTGACGATTCGCACCCTGTTGCGGACCTGCTTAACAATCCAAATCCCGTCGATACGACGGAAGACCTGCTGTACGAAATGGTCATGAACCTGCGCCTGGAAGGCAGCGGGCTTCTCTGGCAGGTGCCGAATGACTTGACGACGAATCGCGGGTACGACGCGACCGCTGAAGTGTATGTGATCCCTACATCGCTAGCGCCCGCCATGCCGCGTAGCCCACAGTACCCCAACGGCGCCTATCGCTTGTCGCCGATGCAGCCGTATTGGGGGTATGGGAGTTTTGGCAGCTACGGCTCCGGGGCTGGCGCCATCATCCCGGCTGAGCAAATCACGGCCGTCCGCTACAAGCACCCGTTCTACAAGTTCGACGGGTATGCTCCGTTGACTGCGGGTGCTCGGCTGCTCGACATCCTCGAAGAGATTCACCGCTCGTGGGCAAACGCGCATCGCAACGGCATCAATCCCAGCGCCACGCTGGAAAGCGACCCGATGAAGGGCGCCACGGCGATGCAGCCGGACGAGCGGGAACGGATTCAAAGCCGGTTCGATGAGAAATGGGCCGGCAGCGGCAATTATGGGCGGCTGTGTGTGCTGCCGGCTGGGTATGCCCTGAAGCCCTATTCGAATACGCCAGCCGAGATGGCCTTCGGCGAATCGTGGATGATGATCGTGGAAGCCGTGCTGGGGCTGTTTGGTGTGCCGAAGGCGGTCTTAGGGTGGATGGAGAATTATTCGTACGCCGGCCTGTATGCGGCTCTCAAAGCCTTCTACTTGCTCTCCATTCGCCCGGACGTGCGCAAGATCGCTGCCCACCTGACCAAGTTTCTCGCGTGGCGCTACGACCCTGACCTTCGCATCGAACTGGTACTCCCCACGCTGGATGACCCGCAATTGCTGGAGCAGCAACTCGCCAACGACCTGCGAGCTCGTTCGATGACGCGCGACGAGTGGCGGGCCAAGCGTGGCATGGTGCCCATCGGCGGCGATGTCGGTGAGGAGCTGGTTGGGTTCGCGAGTGAGCGGATTTCCGGCGGTGAAGATGATTCGGCTGAACGGCCCGGCGACAAGAGCGTGGGGGACGAGGGGCGCCCGAAGAACGCCGCTGGCGTCGGAAGCAAGGGCGATGGCTCTGGCAAGGCCCGCTCGGCTTCTCGCATCCGCCGCGAGCGTGACATGGAGCCGGACGCGCGGGGCCTGTATGAGACGCTGGTGGCGAGCGAAAGCCGCAACGGGAACGGGGTGCATTGATGGCTCTCAGCGTCGCCTCGAAAAAGTGCATGTTTTGTGACAACGTCGCAACCCGTGCCGGTCACGGCGAAAAGAACATCGTCTCTCATTGCGACAACTGTACGCCGCGAGGGCCGAAGCCGCTTCTGTTTCTTCAGCCAGAGAAGCCGTTCGCTCATGACGAGATCGAGCGGATTAAGCACGCGCTGCAGAACCTCGATTCGCACCGTTTCGTTGTGCTACCGCATGGCATGACGATCACGGACCCGAGCAAGGTCTACTCGTTCACGGAAAAGATGGGCGAGTACGAGTACAGCGTTTCGTTCAAGACGCTCGCGGAACTGAAGGATTACATCGCGAGCCATGAGCACAAGACGCGCGGCGAGCCGCCGACAGCCGCGCCCGACCAACCACGCCGAGGCCGCGAATTCCTGTGAGCACACTCAACGCGCTCGACACGATCCGCAAGCAAGGCGCCGCCGCAGCCTGGACGCCAACGCGGGCCTACCTAATTGCCGATGCCGCTGCCGACAGCGAACTCGGCTTGGTCTGCCGCGCTCCGACGCGGTCGGTCGACGTCAAGACGATGAGCGTGGAAGGCGTGATCAGCGCGTCGACCCGCAGCGCCGACGGCGACATTCTCGAATCCAGCGGCGTCGATATGTCGGCCTTCCGCAACACGCCGACCTTCGACTTCATGCACGACATGACCAAGCCGCTTGGCGTGGCCGAGGACAGCGACGGTCAGTTCACGATGCGCGTGGAAGGCGATTTGATCGTGGCTCGCTCGTTCTTCGCGCAGTCGTCGCCGCTCGCGGTGCAGACGTTTGCACTCGTTAGCGAAGGAATCCTCCGCGGGTTCAGTATCCGCGCTCGTCCTGATTGGAACGTCGCGGAAGCGCAATACGACCCGCCAGAAAAGCCCGGCGCCTCGCAACGCCTGATCGGTTTCCGCTTTCCCAAAGCGCGCCTCATCAATTACGCGGTGGTGCCGATTCCCGACCACAAGGATTGCGTCGCGCGGGCGCTCAGCAGGCGGTTCGACGGCAAGTTCCTTCACGATGACATCGTTCGCGCCTTGAAGCCGTGGGCTGCGGTCAATGTGCCGTGGTCGAACGGTTGGACACCCGACGCAACGCCACAAGTCACCCCACCGGAGACAACGCGCATGAGCGCCACGAATACGCCTGTTGCTACCCCGCCTGCGGTTGTCTCGCCGAATCCAACCGCGCCGGCTGCAACCGTCGTCCGCTCGGAAGAGGCCCCGCCGCCACGCTCCGACAAAGGGGCTAGCGACGACGAGGCCCGCGAAGAGATTCCCGAGATGACGCCGGGAGCCAAGGCGGGCCTGGAAGTCCACCGGGCACTCTCCGTCTGCCGCGAGATGATCGAGGCGACCGGCAAGACGCATGATCACCCCGAGCTCAAAGAACTCCACCGCGCTATGTCTGAGACCATCGACAAGATGCGCGGCGACCATCAAGACGCGCTGAGCAAGCACTTCCCCGATGTCGAATTCGACTTCGAGGCACACGAAGGCGACACCAGCGACGAGGACAAGCCGAAGGAAGAGGCCGAACGCGCTCTCGGCAAGCTGATTGGCGAGGTGCGCCGCAAGTTCTGGCGGAAATTCGCGGAGCGGTCGTTTAGCGCCACGAAGAAGATTTTCGCCGAAGTGAAGGATGCACTTCCCGAGCTGGAACGGTTGCGCGGCAACGTCGTGAAGACGAAGAAACTGGTCGACAAGGCGATCGGGCGGAACTGAGAGAACCGGGCCAACGCCCGCATCACACGGAGCAGAGCATGTCCCTGAAAGACACGGTTCGCGGCTGGAACGAGACGTTCGAGGCCGACCAGCAGACGCTGGCGAACAACCGCACACCGCGGGCCGACACCGAACGGGCGCGATCGCAGATGGGCGGTGGCGTTCCGCACATCCGCCGCGGCGAAGATCCGCTGAACTCGCGGCCGTTCTACATCTGCCGAGCCGCCGCCGTCGTCGTCGGGCAGGCCGGGCCCGAGATGGCGAAGCAAGAAATCGCATGGTCGGAAAAACTCCGTTCGGCGATGGGCGATGTTCATGGCCAGGGCGTTGAGGTCTACGGCCGCAACAGCGTGCTCATTCCGCTGTCGTGGGACCTGATGCCGGAGACGGTTCGCTACTCGTCCGACTTCGCGCCGATGCGCGAAGCGATGGACCTGGCTGTTTCGGGCCTAAGCCCCGAGTTCCGCCAGGTCAAGCGGACGGTGGGCGTTCAGGAGTTCGATGAGCATCGGCGCGAAATCCGCCGCACGTCAATGTCCTATCTCGACCAGACCACCGGCGGTGCCTTGGTGGCTCCGCCGCAATTCGGGGACCTGATCCCCATCCTGCGCAACAAGGCAGTCATGCCAAACATCGGCGCCGTGATGGTGCCGCTGCCGCCGCAAGGCAGCATCAAGTATCCGCGGCAGACTGGCGTGACCACGATTTACGAGAAGCCGGAGAACACTGCCGGCACCGAATCGAACCCGACGTTTGATGACGTGATGCTGGAGCCGAAGCAGTTCATCGGCCTGTGCCGGGCCTCCAATCAACTGCTCACCTTCGCCCCCGGCGTGGCGGAAATGGCCATCCGCAACGACCTGACGGAGCAAATCGGTCTGACGTTCGACTATGCGTGCCTTGAAGGCACGCCCGGCCCGAACCGCGTCGCCGGCCTTCGGTCGCAGGCAACCGCCAACTCGTGGACCGTGACCGCGAAGACGACGGGCGCCAACGGTGACACCTGGGCGCCGGTCGATGTGCCGCGGATGATCGCCAAAAATATGGACAGGAATTCCGATTTGCGATGCTGGATCTGTCGCCCGAGATTCTGGCTCGGCATCACCGAACAACGGGCCGACGCTGTGAGCGCGGGGGATAAGCAGGGCGCTTATCTCTACAAGATGCTCCGCGACTTCGGCGAAGACTTCGGCGAAATGCTTCGCCAGCGCAAGGTCGTGACGAGCAACCAAGTCCCCGCGAACCGCACGAAGGGCAGCGCTTCAAACCTGACGTACATGCTCGGCGTCGACGGGCAGGAAATCCTCATCGGCATGCACGGGGTTATGGTGCTCGACGCCAACCCGTGGGAAACGACCGCGTATTCGAGCAACCAAACACTGCTCCGCGCCATCATGTTCGGCGACATGGCCGTGCGGCGTGGCGCCGGCGTGGCGCTGATGGACACGCTCGTTGTCCCGAACCTCGATTGATGCGGGCTGCGGCCCTGAACCCCGTACTCTGGAGTAACTCGACATGGCCCAGCAGACCGCCG